ACGCTCTATGGTGTCCAGTTCCACAAACACAATTCACCGTTTGGTGGATCAAGCGTCTCAGTTGATGAATTTGACGATGTTAGCGATGAGGATGATTCAGATTCGTTCTAATCACTACTGACACGGAAAGCCCCTCAACCGAGGGGCTTTTTTAATTAAAGTGTTAGCTGAATTAACATAAATTTTCAATTCCGAAAGGGAAATGCAATGAGTGATCTTTATCCAAAAACCGCGATGTTCTATCTCCTATCTTGTTTTAATGGTCTTACAAAATTAGATCTAACGCGTTATCACAAGATTCAGAAAAGACTTCCTCTTTCTACACATGAGACATTAGCAGCCACCCTTGCAACCGCTGCATATTATCGATGTAGAGCCAATACCAAAGACCGTAGCGGAGATTCTTGGCGTAATCAGGTGCAATGCGCTCGTGATAACATTGTTCAGACTGAGTATCCGAGTGAAGATGAGATGCCAAATGAAGTATTTTGCAAGTTGTATTACAGAAGGTCTGATTTTGCAGCAACGCAAACACCTCGACAGGCTCTTGCTGAAGTCCTTGCTATTTTGAAGGAGATTGAGAACCTAAAAGATTTTGATCCTCGCTATTGTCGGATTGTGAAGTTCTTAGAATCCAGAGTTGGGTAATGGCTTACGTCATAGACACAGAGTGCTATCCGAACTATTGGCTTTTTGCTGCCAAAGACACCAAAACAGGAGCGATCGTCACTTCCGAATTAAGAGAGGGTGGCGAGCTTGCTCCAAAAGACATTCGTCGAATTCTAATCAACCGAACCAGTATCGGTTTCAATTCCAACCATTACGACTTACCGATGATTATGGCGGCGTTGCAGGGATTTGATGTACGCCGATTGAAGAAATTGTCCGATGCGTTGATCTTGAGCAACACCCCCTCTTGGAAGTTATGCCAAGAATTTGAGGTAGACACGTATGACCGTGGTAAACACATTGATCTGATCGAAGTCGCCCCTGGTATGACTTCGCTCAAGTTGTATGGGGGACGTCTTAATGCACCTTTGATGCAAGATTTGCCTTTCGACCCCGACCTGCTGCTGACTGATGAGCAGATAGACACTTTGCGCGAGTATTGCGTCAATGACTTGGGCGCCACGCTATTGCTGTTCAACAAACTCAAGCCCCAGATTGAGTTGCGCCAAGCCATGTCGAACCAATACGGAGTGGACCTTCGCTCCAAGTCAGATGCTCAGATTGCGGAAGCGGTCATCCGCAAGGAACTAACCGAGGTCACAGGGAAAAAGTATTTTCCAGCCAAACTGCCATCGGACTATTCCTTCCATTACAAGATCCCGTCATGCCTTAAATTTCAAAGCCCGGATCTTAATGCCTTGCTGAAACGGATCGGTGAAACAAAGTTCACTCTGAGTGACAAAGGCTCGGTGCAATTGCCGGAGTGGTTGAAGAAGGAGCGCATCAAGGTCCGTGGTATCGAATACCAAATGGGAATTGGCGGTTTGCATTCATGCGAACAACGCCAACACATTGTTGCCGATCGCACCCGCATCATTGTGGACATGGATGTCGTGTCCTACTACCCGAATCTGATCCTGACTTTGGGACTGAATCCACCCGGAATGGGCGATGAGTTTCTTATCACCTATCAATCCATTGTCGATCGACGGGTTAAGGCGAAGAAAATGGGAGATAAGGTGATTGCTGATACTTTCAAGATTGTTTGTAATTCCAGTTTCGGTAAATTTGGAAGCCGGTTCAGCTTTCTTTACGCCCCATCGCTTTTGCTCCAAGTCACCCTGACAGGGCAACTTTACCTCTTGATGCTGATCGAGAGGCTTGAGGAAGCGAACATTTCAATCAAGAGTGCCAATACCGATGGCATCGTAGCTTTTTGTCCTGTTCATCGTCAGAACACCATGCGGAACATTGCCTGGGAGTGGATGCTGGATACAGGTTTGGAACTGGAAGAGTCACATTACCGATCCCTGTCCAGTCGCGATGTGAATAATTACCTTGCCGTCAAAACAGATGGCAAAACCAAGGGTAAGGGAATTTTTGCTGAACCTTCACTGGCCAAGAATCCAAACGGGTCGATCGTCTATGAGGCCGTTGCAAAGCATATTGCGGACGGCATTTCTCTAGAGGAGACGATCGGTAACTGCGACGACATCACCAAGTTCTGCACTGTCAGGCGCGTCACAGGAGGCGCTACATGGAATGATGCATATCTCGGCAAGGCCATCAGGTTCTATCAGTCCAAAACTGTCCCTGAGATGGAAGTGATTCGCTACAAGAGGAACGGCAACAAGGTCCCAGACAGCGAGGCCTGTCGCCCTTTGATGAACCTCGGCGATGCCGACATAGGCGATGTGAACAGAGCGCATTACATTCAAAAGGCCAAGGAGCTGTTGGCAGAGATAGGATACGTAGAAGAGAAAACCAATGCGTGAAAGTGAAATTGAAACGGCATGGCGCAAGCACTACCGGGCAATGGGTTATTTGCTTTTGAAGTGGGTCAGCCCAGGGTTCACTGGCGTCCCTGATCGCATTCTTCTGGGGCCAAATGGCTTCATCAAGTTCATTGAGTTCAAGGCTCCTGGCAAGAAGCCTACCGTCAGACAAGCGGCAGTGCATGACCTTTTGCGATCTTTTGGTTTTCAGGTGGAGGTGATTGATGCCATGCCGTGAAGATTTACACGCCTATCAAGAACGTGCAGTAGACATGATCCTTGAAAAGCGCAAGGCATTTCTTGCGCTAGACATGGGCATTGGCAAGACAGTTATCAGCCTGACAGCAATTACCGATCTTCTGGACTCTTGCTCAACCAACCGGGTTTTGATCGTCGGCCCTTTGCGAGTGGTCAAGACGGTGTGGCGACAAGAGGCTAAAAAGTGGAGTCATACTCGCCACCACGACATCAAAGTTTGTGTCGGCAGTCCAAAAGACCGACTGAAGGTATTGCATCAAGCGCCAGAGATCATGGCGATCAATCGTGAAAACGTGGTGTGGCTGGTCAAGCATTTTGGCAAGAAATGGCCGTTTGACACGGTGATTATTGATGAATCCAGTTCATTCAAGAATCCACAGAGCAAGCGTTTCAAGGCCTTGAAAAGCATTCTGGATCTGATCGATAACATTGTTCTTCTGACAGGTACACCCAGTCCTAACGGTTTGCTTGATGTCTGGAGTCAGTCCTATTTGATCGACCAAGGCGAATCGCTCGGACGAACTTACACGGGCTATCGCACACGTTTTTTCAACCCAGACTACAACGGCTACACGTTTGAATTGCGAGATGGGGCAGAGGAAATTATTCACTCGTTGCTGAAGCCGTACACCCTGCGAATGGCGGCAGAAGATTATCTCGAAATGCCAGATCGCATTGACCTCATCGAGTCGATCGACTTGTCTCAAGAAGAAATGGCGTCCTACCGCAAATTTGAGGAAGAGCTTTTCCTGTCCCTAGATGATGGGGAAGTGCTGGAAGCCCCCACAGCGGCAGTGCTTGCAAACAAACTTTTGCAATATGCGAATGGCAACGTCTACACGGATGATCTGAAGAACTGGTCGGCAATCCACAGCGCCAAATTGGATCGTCTTGAAGAACTCCTTGCCGACAACCCAAATGAAACCGTCTTGGTCGCCTACAACTACAAGTCGGATTTGACTCGGCTACAAGAACGATTCCCGAAGGCCGTGGTGATGGATTCCAATGAGGAAACCGTAAACCGTTGGAACCGGGGTGAGATTCAAATGCTATTGGCCCATCCGCAATCCTCTGGAATGGGCCTTAATCTTCAAAAAGGCGGCCAATGGCTGATCTGGTACGGCCTCACATGGTCACTGGAAAATTATCTTCAGTTCAATGCTCGTCTTTACCGCCAGGGGCAGGAATTGCCAGTTCGAATCAGCCATTTGGTCTGCGTCGGAACGATTGATGAGCGCGTCATGGCGGTCATTGGCGACAAGGACGCCACGCAATCTCGCCTATTGTCGGCTCTCAAATGACGCCCCCGAGTGGACGGCAGGACTTCCTATCGAAGCCAAACCGTCATCGGGTGTGCGGTACGGGAAGTGATTACAAACGTTCGGTGACAAGGCTTATCCTGTCACCGATCCATCGCATACAAGGAACGGCCATTGAGTTCCCAAGTGCTTTGTATCTGGCCGTATCCTTTGGACGGTTGTATGGGATATCCGTGTACCCTTTTTCAAAGCCTTGAAGGGCTTCGGCTTCTTCTGGCGTTGGTCTACGCACAGAATTTTTTTCGTAGTTAAAAATCAATTTGTCTAGGTCTGCTCTGTCGAATGCATTGATACCTCGCGTATCCAGGCATCCAGACAAATCCTTTCGTCTTCCCCTAATGCTCCGTTTTGGTAACGGCGCAGTATCCCGGCGCAGGCTTTCGCGCTCAAAAAGAACCTCGGATGGACAGATTCCTCTAGCACTTGCGACAACGAACACACGTCGGCGTCGTTGGGCCACTCCGAAATATTGGGCATCAAGGACCCGCCAAGCGATTGACCTTTTGGGTCCAGACACATAACCAGCGTTCTTCCACCTTCCCCCTGGTGGTTCGAGGGCTTCCACTTCTCCGGCAAGTCCTGCAAGCAGACATCCAAAGGCGTTGGTTTTGTCGCTAAGGACTCCGGGGACGTTTTCCCAGACAATCCAGTCTGGGTTGAAA